GCTACGTTATTGGCAGAGTTAAAGGCAGCATTAGCAACGTCATAAACAGTATTGGTTACTGTCCAGTTAGAGTTGACAGAAGCATAGATTGTATTACCTAAGCTATAAGCAAGGTTAGCGTTCTGATAAACAGGAATGATAAAGCTGGTATCAATTCCTACCTCTGATGGGAAGGCTTCTACCCACTGTGCTGAATCGGCATCAATGTAGTAAATGTATAGCTTACCACTCTCGGTATCCCACCACATATTACCACCAGCTGGTAGTGAAGGAGCGGTGTTGCTTACCTTAACAGAAGCGGTACCAAGTGGGATGCCATTGATAAGAATGTTAGAGGCGTTGATAGAACCAACAACGTCAATCTTATAGTTTGGATCAGTTCTACCGATACCAATGTTGGCACCACCAGCGCCGTCTTGAATACGGAGAACTTCATTACCTGCTAATGTACCACCAGTAAAGAATGATAGTGACTTATAAGCGGTAGAGTTAGCGGTACCAATTGCAAGATTGCCATTTGATGTATAGAGATAACCATCATGGGCACCAGCAATGGTGAAACCAGGATTTGCAAATTGAGATGAATTGATACCAAGATCAATATAATCGCTTGTATCATCACCATCATCCGCAGTTGCAACGAAGTCGGAAGAAGCCTCTGAACCAGCGTTAGCATTACGGATGTTTAGCTGTAGATAAGCGTTCTCTGAACCTTCAGCACTAAAGACCGCACCAGCCAGAGTGGTGGTTGTAGCACCGTTAGCAATAACGGTAACAGGATACAGTGGATTAGTTGTTCCGATACCAACAAAGCCATACTCGGTGATTGTTAGAATTGGAATGTTACCAACACCATGATTGTATAGTGTTAGACTATCGTTAGCGCCGACCGAAATACGACCAACACCCTCAACATAGTCAACTACGATACCATCAGTAAATGGTCCTCTGTAATCCCAGCGAGAATAGAAGCCATTGTTGGCGGTAGTAGAACCAGAAATCGTTAGATTACCAGCAAATGTTCCTGTAGTATTGGCGAGAGCATTGTTAGCCTTACCAAACGCTGCATTAGCTGTATCGTATGCATTATTGGCTGTACCATAAGCTGGCGCAAGAGTATTAGCAGCAGCAAATGCCGCATTAGCTGTATCATAGGCATTGTTAGCGGTACGATAGCTTGGTGCAATCTGCGGAGCAACATTGTTTGCCGAAGCGAAGGCAGCGTTAGCGGTGTCAAATGCTACGTTTGCTGTGTTATAAACAATAGAAACATTTGAACGTGTAGCATATGTTTCGGATGCATAAGCATTTGCCGAAGCACCAACAAAATTAGTATAGCTGTTACCAGCGGCTCCGACTTGCTGTGTATATGCATTACCAGCAGCGGTGTATAGTTCAACTAATGTATTAGATGCAATATATGTTGAAACAGACTGTGCTGTATTACCTGAAATACTCCACTGTTCGGATGCTTCGATCCAAAGCAATGCAGCATTGGCGCTCTTGTTACCACGATTTACCTCAAGACCAGCATTATCAACTGGCATAACTGACATTGGTAGGTCAGCATTGAGTGTAAGGATATTATCGCCAATTTGTAGCTGTTGAGTGTTAGCAAATGTGGTTGTGCCAGAAATGGTAAGATTACCAGAGATTCCAACATCACCAGAGATTAGACCGCCAGTTTTCTTATAGTAAGTGGCATCGGCAAATGTATTAGCGGATGCACCAACAGTCTCGGCATATGAGTTACCAGATGCACCAACAGAATTGGTATAGTTATTGCCAGCAACACCAACTGAATCGGTATAGTTGTTACCAGCAGTTCCAACTGTATTAGCCCATGTATTTGCACCAACTGCGTTATTAGCAGCCAATACGGAAGCATAGTTATTACCAGCGGTGGTAACTGATAGCATGTAAGCATTGCCAGCAGCACCTACGGAATCAGTGTAATTATTACCAGCAACACCAACTGTGTTTGCCCAATTGTTAGCACCTACAGCATTATTAGCAGCAAGGATTGAGGTGTAAGTATTGACTGAAAGACCAACAGCGTCGGTGTAGTTATTGCCAGCAATGCCTACTGTATTAGCCCATGCGTTCGCTGCTACAGCGTTATTAGCTGCAAGGATAGAAGCATAGGTATTTGATGATAGACCAACATGATTGGTATAGTTGTTACCGGCTGCACCAACGGTATTGGCCCAGTTGTTTGCTCCGATTGCATTGTTAGAAGCAAGAATGGAAGCATATGTGTTAACTGATAGACCGACCTGGTCTGTATAGTTATTACCAGCGGTTCCAATAGCAGTTGCTAAACTATTTGAGGCTGCTCCAACAGAAACAGTATAGTTATTACCCGCAGCGCCTACGGAATCAGTATAGTTGTTGCCAGCAATGCCTACAGTATTGGCCCAGTTATTAGAACCTACGGCATTGTTAGCCACAAGGATTGATGCATAGGTATTGACAGACAATCCTACATGATCAGTATAATTGTTGCCGGCTGCACCAACTGTGTTTGCCCAGTTATTGGCACCAATAGCGTTATTTGCTACAAGAATAGAGGTATAGTTATTACCAGCAAGACCAGTAGCATTTGAGTAAGCATTAGCCGCAGCAAAACCTACGTTAGCATTGACATAGGCTGCATTAGCCTTATCGAAGGCACTTGAAATTGTATGAATGGCATTAGCACCACCAAGGAATATATTGCTGGTGATTAGATCAGCATTAAGAACGGCCAGCGTAAAGTTGTTGCCAGCATAGTCAATGTAGTTACCATGAGGTTCTTCACTATACTCTTGGAATAGATAGTATTCTTTGCTGATATGAGAACGATATAGACCAGTATGAACGTTAATGCTTGATGCATTGACATAGTTAGCCACAAAACCGATATCGACAAGATCGGTAGCATAGTTGTTGGCAGCAAGATAGATTAGCGAGTCGCCAACTCTTAGTGTCTGGGAATCATTGAAGAAAACGTTACCAGCAACATAGAGATTTTGATTGATGCTAACATTACCGGTGACAGTGATTTCACCTGTAATAGTTTGATCTGGATCGTTTAGCTTAACATAAGTTGCATCAGCATATGAATTGGAAGAATTGACCATGAAGCCAGCATAGCTATTAGCTGACATGCCAACTGTGTTAGCCCATGTATTTGCACCGATTGACAAAGCATTAGCATTAGCGTATGCTGCGTTTGCCAGTGTGTAAGAAGCATTTACTGTTGCATATACTAAGTTCTGGACTTCCCAATTGGAATTTGTGGAAGCATATACAGTATTGGTAAGATCATAGATAGCGTTCTGGACAACCCAGTTAGAGTTACTGGAAGCATATACAGTATTGGTAAGATCATAAAGAGCATTTTGAACTGCCCAGTTGGAATTACCGGAAGCATAAGCAGCATTAGTCAAATCATAGTTTGCATTTGCCATAACATAGTTGGCATTTACAGTTGCATATACGAGATTTTGAACTTCCCAGTTAGAGTTAGCTGAGGCATATACTGTATTGGTTAGATCATAAACGGCATTCTGAACGGTCCAATTAGAATTGGCCGAAGCATATACGGCATTAGTGGTGTCATAAGCCGCATTGAGTGTGGTATATCCAGCGTTAGCCATATCATAGTTGGCATTGACGGTGGCATATACAAGATTTTGGACAGTCCAATTAGAATTAGCGGAATCATATGCTGCATTGACAGTGGCATATGCTGCATTGCTCAACTCGTAGTTGGCATTTGCCATTGTGTAGTTAGAATTTAGTGTATCATATGCAGCGTTGCTTAACTCATAGTTGGCATTCGCCATTGTGTAGTTAGCGTTAACCGTAGCATATACTAAGTTCTGGACGGTCCAGTTAGAATTGATTGATGCATATGCGGAATTGGTAAATGCATAGTCGGCGTTAACGGTAGCATATGCAGCATTAAGCGTTGCATATGCCGCATTACCCATTACATAACTGCTATTGACAGTAGCGTAGACTAGATTTTGAACTGTCCAGTTAGAATTAGAAGATGCATATACAGCATTAACAGTATCATAAGCAGAGTTGAGGGCAACATAGGCTGCATTGCCCATAACGTAGTTGGCATTAACTGTTGCGTAGACAAGGTTCTGGACAACCCAATTAGAATTTGCTGATGCATATACCGCATTGATAGT